GCAAGTGAATTACAAGATAAAATAACGCAGTTACATTACGATAACCAAGATGCCTATGCAACAAGAGGTCGTATTCGTTCCATAATGAATGGTGGTCCTTCAGGAATCCTAGCTTTACTAGGCGACCAGATCAAAGGTTTTCAAGATTGGCAAGTACCAGTTCCTAACTTAATGTCCACAGGACTAGAACACTTAGCTCAAAAAATAGGTCGTATTCCAAATTTAAAGATTGATATTCCAAACGATAGAGATTCTGAAAGGTCCAAACAAAAAGCAGAGAAGATGTCAAGAATCATATCTGCTTATGATGAGAACCAAAGACTAGATATACAAATGCCACAAGTTGGTAGATGGCTACCTGGTTATGGTTTTGCTGTTTGGGTTATTAGAGAAAAGAAAGATGCTAATGGAGTTCCTTATCCTTGTGCAGAACTAAGAGATCCATACAACTGTTTCCCTGGTTATTTTGGTGCAGACCAACAACCAAAGGAAATGTCTATAGTTCGTAGAGTTCCAAAATATGCACTTGCTAAAGTCTATCCAAACTTTAAAAAACAAATTTATGACAAAGATATGGGTACTGGACTATCTATTGGTAGTGGTTCAGCTTCACCTTATACAGATTCTTATTCAGGTTCTTGGGCTAACTCAAACGGACAAGGTTATTTAATATCAGAATATTACTGTGAAGAAGGAACTTATATATTCCATATGTCATCAGGTACAGTATTTGATTTTATTCCTAATCCATTATCTAGTGGTCCTGCTTTCGTTGTAGCAAAGAAATTTTCATTTGACCAGCTACAAGGACAGTATGACCAAATAATTGGATTAATGGCAGCTATGGCAAAGATTAATGTTATGAGCATTATTGCTATGGAAGATGCAGTATTTACTGAAACAAACATTTCAGGTGAACTTGAATCAGGACAATATAGAAAAGGCAGATTTGCTGTAAACTATTTAGCTCCTGGTACACAGGTTTCTAAACCTGCATCAAATGTTCCTTATCAGATTTTCCAACAGATAGATAGAGTTGAAAGACAACTAAGAGTTGGTGGAGCATATCCAGTTACTGATGACTCACAATCTCCACTTAGCTTTGCTACTGGTAGAGGTTTAGAAGAACTTGGTGCAAGTATGTCATTAATGATTAGAGAATATCATACCATTATGTCTGATGCTATAGAACAGACAGATGCTAAAAGACTTGAATGGGATAACATTATGTATGGTGGTAAACCAAAACAGTTATCAGGATATTCAAATAATAAATTCTTTTCAGAGAAATATGATCCAGAGAAAGATATAGGTTTTAATTACAAGACACGCAGAGTCTATGGTGCTATGGCTGGTTATGATGAACCACAGAAGATAGTTACAGGGCTGCAATTACTTCAGGCAGGTATTATAGACACTCAAACCCTACAAGAAAATATGGATGGGTTAGATAACATAGTTAGAGTTAATGAACGAATAACTAGAGAAAAAGCAGATAAAGTTTTATTTGATACTTTACTTGCACAATCACAAGCAGGAGATCAAAGAGCAACAATGGCTATTGTTGAAATTAGAAAGAATCCTGGTGATGTAGAAAATATTTTAGATAAGTTCTTTACTCCTCAAGAACCTCAAATGACTGAGGAAGAAGTATCTTTTGTAGAAGAAGCAGGACCAGGTGGACAATCCTTGCCACCACAAGGACCACCTGGGATTGCACAAATGTTACAAGGAATGGGTGGATAGTGAGTATTAATAAAAAGTTTGCTGATATAGTTCATAACTCTTTATGGGATGTAGATGAACAAGGTAATGATATATTATTAGAAGAAAATTTAAAAGAACCACATTTTTTTACTGACCAATTACCACCACTTGTATTTCCATTTGGTTATATGATTATTAGTTCAACATTTGCTTATTATGATGAGGATGAAGATGGCAACGAGGAGTAATTCAAATAGAGGTGTAAGTCCAAATTCAACTAATGGTTCTTCTTATTCAACAGGTAGGAATCCTGGTGGTACACAAGCTGTAAAGAGAATACCTGGTGTTACTTATGGAGAACAAGAAGAATTAACAGAAATGCAAAAGATGTCGCCTTTACCAAAAGATGAAATACCTAAAAGATCTGGAGCAAAAAGACCTTTTAAGCCAGTAGATGTTTTTGCAGAAACAATTATAGAAGAACAACCAATTACTGATGGTGTTCCTATAGGTGCAGGAAGAATGGGCGAAACTTTAACTCCAGCACAAAGAGGAGATTTATTTATGAAAGCCTTAGCAGAAGCATTCCCTACATCTGATACATTATTTTTAGCAGAAGAAGGATTAGCACAATTTGAACCTGGCTTGAATGAATAATGACTTATCAATATTTATATGGTGATAGTTACAAAACTTTTGATGAGAAAAGAAAACTAGAACGAGCACAGATAAAAAAATATCAAGATTTATATATAACTCCAGAAGTTGCAAATAAAGCTACAGCTATAAAAGAAAGTGATCCTACCTTATCATCTGGTGTTCTTTCTTCATTAGCGTATGTAAATGCTACACCTGGAAATATACAACTTGCTTCATTAGAACAAGCAAAAATTAATGCTCAAACACATAAAAATCACATTACACAAGTTCCACCATCTTTTGTTAGCACTATAGGAGAATATTTAAAAGAATCAAATGAAGAATATATAGAATCAACACCGAAATTAGATCCACTTAGACAAAGAACAAAAAGAACTATTAGAGGTATATTTCAAACTTGGACAGCAGGTTTAGAAGCATTGTATCAAAGAAAAGCTAGAGCAAATATTATGCTTACAGGTGAGTTAGAACAAACTTTACAAGATGATTACAATTTAACTCCTGAGGAAGCACAAAAAATAGGTAAAGCGTGGCAATTAGCTGGTTTACTTACACCACAACAAAATACACCTGGTAAAACACTTCGTAATCCAGATACAGGAGAAGAACTAACTGCAGAAGAAATAAAAGAATTAAGAAAAAAATTTCCAGGAGCTCCTATTCCTACTCAAGAAAGCGAATTTAATTATAGAAACTCATTAGCTACTTCAATAGGCAAGTTACTTGTTAAAAAAGATTTTGGTATTCCAGAAGAATTTAACCAACAAAAACAACAAAAAGCATACAAAGATGCTGGTCCTAGTTCTTTAGAAGTAGTTTTAAGAAAAATCTCTGAAGGAGCTGAATTAGACACAGATGATTTTATACAAAACATACCTGAAGCATATAAAAGATTAGGTGTAAAAGGTGTTACTGAAATTTATGATGAAATGACAGGAACAGGTTTTATATCAGCAGGTCCAGCAGAAGATGAAGCTAACAGATTAAAGGAAGCAAATCTTTATGGTGGAAGAAGCATAACAGCAGGTAGATATATTTCAGATGCTGTGCTTGGTATAGAAAATGAAAGAGCAGATTTTTGGGTATCTGGACTTATAGATGCTGCTGCTTTGATATTTCTTGATCCTACAACTTATGTTACTTTTGGTGGTGCGAAAGGAGTACAAGCAGGGAAAAAATTAAAAACAGCTAATAAAACTTTAAGTAAATTAAAAGAATTACAAAAAGCAGGAAAATTAGATGATGCTGCCGAAGTAGCAAGAAACTTTATGAAAGAAGATACAAGTCAAGCAGTAGCAGATATAATTTTAGATTACAAAGGTCCAGATAAATTTTTACAGTTACTTAAAGCTAATAAAGATCCAGATTTTGCACTTAAATTATTTGAAGCTGAAAATTATGATGACATATTAAAAGCTGTAGAAGATACTACATTTAATGGTACTAATTGGAATGGACCTAGTTTTAATGGAACTAAAATAATTCCTGATTGGCTTAATAATTCAGCTTATAAAGCATTTAATATATTTAGAAAAAACCCATCTCCTGATAGTCCACTTAGTGCAATAGGTAAATATTTACCAGAAAAAGAAGTTAATCTTCAAAATCTTACAGAAACATTAGATGCTTTTATTAATTATGGTGTTATTGCAAAAGTAGAAAAAGGTTTTTTAAACGACACAGCACTTAAATTAACAAAAGAATTGCAAAAGAAAAATTGGTATGGAGCACAAAAAATATTAGTAAAAGATTTTTATGGACATCTTACTAAAAAATATGCAAAAAATAAAGAAACAGTTAAAGCATTTGAACTTTGGGGTGATGAAGCATTAAAAAGATTTAGGCAACAAAATGTTGCATACAGTGTAGGTGATGGAAAAACTGTAAGAGCAATTAAAAGAATAGGTTTTGGTGCTGGAAAAGAAAAGTTTTTTGATGTTCCTTGGTCTTATCAGTTAATGGAAAGAACATTTACTTTTACAGATTTTAGAGATGTAAAAAGAGTTGTTAATACAATAGACCAAGCACTGTCAAGAAAAATAAATAAAGGAGTAAATAAATTTGGAGATGACACACCAATAGGTAAATTGTTAAAAGAAGCAGATTTAAAAGTTAAAGATATAGATTTATCGTTACCTAAAGAATTTACTGCTTTATCAGATAAACTTTGGTCTGGTCAAATGGGTTGGAGTACAATGATGCTTCCAACAAGAGTTGCTTATCCTATGAGATTAACTTTAGAAGGTTGGATAAGAGGTTTTCTTTATGGTTTTGATAGTCCTATAAATGCACCTTTTAGTTATTTAAACACATTGTTTTTCAAAAATACAGATTTGTTAGGAAAGCCTTTTAAAAAAGGTGGTTGGTCTAAAAGACAGTTACAAGAAGGATTGGAAAAAGCAGTAGGAAATAGAAGAATTAAAGATGTTGGTCCTAAAGGACAAAAAAACATACAGTTAGAAGAATTTACTCAACAATTTTTTGGTGATGAAATATTTGAAAATTCTGACTTAATGCAAAGAGCAGTTGAATCTTTAAGAATACAGTATTCAGGTATGTGGCAAGATGATATAACACAGTTAGCTGCAGATTATTTATTTAACAACAAATCAATAAAAGAATTAGCCGAAAGATTTTGGACAGGGGATAAAAAAGAAATATGGAAAAATTTTGCAAATACTTTAGAAGCAGACATAATGCCAAAAAATCTAAATGATATACAAAAAGAGATAAGAGGATTACAAAATCATATTACTTCTATAACTGGTGGGAATAGAGAGTTAATAGAAAGTTTTGCTACTGGTGTTTATAAAGGAATAGATATGAAAAGTCTTAATAGGAGGGCTTCAGAAAACTTAAAAGAAGTTACTAAAGGCATAGAAAAAATGTTAAAAGAAGCAGGAGATTTAAGACCTACAGAAATACCTACACCAAGAGCATTATTTGAATCATCAAGTTACAAAGAATATTTAAAAAAAGTAAACAGAGATGGTTTTAAATTTTTTGATGCTATGTGGCATTTTTCTTCAGCTTGGGAAGCAAACGCAATAAGAATACCTTTTTATAAACAATTATATTTCAGATCTATTGCAGATGATTTATTAATTGCAGATGAAAAGGCATTAGCACAATATATTAAAGAAATTAAAAAACTGCCAAGGTCTTTAAAGAGAGAACTATATGAACTACACCCTGAATTAAAAAAAGGAGATGTAGCTTTAAAAGAATTAGTTGCTAAAAACAATCTTCCTAAAATAAGTAAAGAAGCTATTGATGCTAGAGCACAAGTGTACGCATTTAATGAAAGCACAAGAATATTTTATAACTTAAGTCAAAAAGGACAAGTGGCTGATGCTTTAAGATTTGTGTTCCCATTTTTTGAAGCATTTAAAGAAGTTGCATTTTCATTAACAAAAGGATTTAAACAAAAACCAAGTGCGTTATTAAAAGGTTCTCATATGATGCAAGTAGGCAGAAAAGAAGGAATTATTTATAAAGATCCTTTAACAGGAGATGATTATATGGCAGTTCCAATGCCTGATTTTGTAGCAAACAAATTTTTAGGTGCAGGTGCAGATAAATTAAATGCAAGTATTACTGTTCCTTTAAGTGGTTTTAACTTAGTAGGTGCAACATTACTTCCAGGTGTTGGTCCAGTTATAGGTATAGCTATAGGTGCTATTAGTGGAACTCTTAAAAAAACATTTGGTAGAGATATATATAAAATAATTGTACCTTATGGAACACCAATAGAATCTATAGAAGAATTAGGTCCTGATGGAATACCTACTTTATTGGGTAAAATATATACACCAGCTTATATGAGAAAAATATTGGCTAGTGCTGAAATAGCACTATCTAAAGATTTTGAATCTTTGTTATCTGAAGATTCTGTTGCAAGTAGAGCTTTAGATTCAGCTAAGATTATATCTTTAAACGAACCACAATCATTACAGACAGAAGAAGAATTTGCAGAATTTGATGAAAAAGTAGTTGAATTAACTAAAACAAGATTATTTGTTGAAGGTCTTTTACAAGGTATTTCTCCATCACCACCAAGAATTTTATATCAAACAGAATTTGATATAGAAGCAGAAGATGTACCAAAACATCTTAAACAATATACAGATGCTGTTTTAGATGGTATTGATTTAGGAAAAGTAGATACATCAGAATTATTTTCTGTAAAAAAAATTGATGCTAAAAATTATGTAAGTATAGGTGTACTTGCTTTGTTTTATTCAGAATTAGAAAAACAAATGGTTGATGAGTTTGGTGATGAAGATGGAAGATTTTATGCTTGGTTAGCTTTTACAAGAATGACAGGAATTGAAAGCATAACTGATATGGAAGGTATGTTAAAACCATCACCTGAAATGACTTCTGCAGCTTTACTTAAAGAAGGAAAATATGATGCTATATCAGGAAAATTACCTAGAACAAAACAAGAAGCAGATTTTAAAGAAAATAATCCTGAAGTAGTAGATAAATATAAAGAAACATACTTGTATTTAATGGATGATATTCAAGTATTAGGAGAATTAGAATCAACTTTATTTTTTGAACAGTTAATGAATGATGATATAGAAGCTGTTGATC